AAAGCAGGAGTGGTGTCCCCAGCGAACATTTAATTATATTGAAAGAATGGCGTTGTTACCGTGTTTAATAAGCTTATAGCAAAATATAGGTCAGTATAAAAATCAGTAAAAAATATTTTTGCCTATACTTTTTCAGCTCTATTGATCCACCCTCTTTCATATCTAGCTAAAGTTGGATTAGCTGAAATGATAGCCCTATAATATGCTATTTCTGCTCGATCATAGTCTTTATTAAAGCTTACTTCATTATACGAATTTATCGCAGCTAGTGTGTTAGCCCCTAAAATGCCGTCCATTGTAACACCTACAACCTTTTGAGCCGCTTTTATAGCATTTTTACACCCAGCATTAACGCCAAAAATAAACATTTCCGCCTGCTTTTGGTAGCTATTTATTTCATCTAGGCGCATAACGTCCCAATAATTAGCCTTGTAAAATTTACCAACTTCTACGACTAGGTCGTCATCATTATAAAGTGCCACACTAGCCTTTTTTAAATCTCCGTATGCGTTGATAGCTGTCTTTATTTGTTTCCACCCACTCCAGCTTGGATTTGCTGCTTCATAAATACCCATAAATGTTAGCCCTTTTTCATTTGGGTTTTTATGTAGCGCATTTTCAGGGCTATTAAACTCTAGGCTCATTAACGTATAAAAAGCATTTGTAAAATTTTGCATTTTTTAATCCTTTAAAAGTTTATATCTCTTGGCGGTTTTGGAAAGTTTGAAAAATCATCATCACCACCACCAAAGTTGTCTATTTTTTTGTCTATCGCTTTGTCGATGACGGCGCTGACCCAAGCTGTGCCTCTCCATGCAAAAAAACCACCAACTGCCAGGCTAAAGCTGCCTTTTTCAGTGAAATAAAATGCTGTCTCGTAAGCCACCCAGCATATAAACGTCGAGCTAATAGTGCCCACGAAAAAATTTATGATAGCCTTGCCGTCGCTTACAACCTTGGCGTTGCCACCTGCAATGCTTAAAACACCGCCCACAAAGCCAACTACTATTACCCAAAAATAAAAGCCCAACCTATTCATAAGATCATCCATTACCCCAGCCTCTTTTTTTAAAATTTATATGTAAAAATATACATTATTAGTATGGATAGGATTATTTCAATGACAACCATCTTATTTAGCCAAAATTTCTTAGTCTTTTTTATGATCGCTTCCATTTACACACCCTTTTAAAAGTTCCTCGCACGTCAAAAAATAGCCCATTAATTCTTTAGCGCTTTGCAAATCATTAGGGCTATACTTTGGCTTTGTTGGCATCTCTTTTATGCACGCAATAGGCACATATACATCTTGATATTGCGTTTTTACGATTACTTCAGGCTTTGAAGTGCATCCAGCCATAAAAAACGCCACCAATAGGCTACTTGCTATTAGCTTCATTTAATAGCCTTTCGTAAAAGTTTAGTTTTTCCTCGCAGGCGGCATCTTTGATAGGCACTGCCACACGCTCAACCCTAGTTACAACACGCTCTTTTATTTTGGCTTCGTCTTGTTTTGGTATGCTTATGGCTTTTATTGTCGCATTTGTTAGCCCTATCTTTGCGTTGCAAGCGTCAAGGTCAGCCCTCACAACTGCACCATTTGCCTCTTTTAGTGCTAGTTTCGTTGTTAGTTCGTCTATTTTATTGACTGCGCTATTGTTGAGCCAAAAAAGTATGCCACACACAAAGCTAAGCCCAAAAATGATAGTTATGTAAATTTTATCGCTCATTTCGCACCCTTTTAAATGGATTAACCGCCCACACACTCTTTAAAAATGCCTTGTCGTCTGGCTGCATAAATGTATCTTTGTTGTGTTCGTTCATCTCTGCCACGTCCATAAGCTTCCAGCCTATGTAAATACGACAATAAAAGCCACTTAAAAAGCCCTTATAGCGGATAGTTTTATAAAGTCCAAAGCGTGAGCGTCCGTCTTTGAGCTTTAGCGTTACTTTGCAAAAATCACTCACCGCTCCGCCATTACTCGTTACCTTGATATTGCCTTGCACTCTTACGCTTGATGGCTCTATCTCACTTACCTTTACGCCGTTTATCCTGCTTGAAAAGTAGCCTATGCGGTTACGATATAACCACAAAAGCCTTGCAAGGTATGTTCTATTTCTAGGCTCTTTAAAATGGCGTCTCTTCCAGCCACTATCGCCATTTATCGCCGAGTTTTCGCCGTTGTAATAGTCGCTTGCGTCCTCAAACCATCTAGCCCACTTTGGCAAATGCTCGCTTTGTTT